AATTTATACAAGAGCAATTGAGGAAGGTTCTTCCATCTGATGAAATGAAAAGGGCAGTTCGGACCGTGGAAATAAGTCCGCAGTTTGCACAAAGTGTTGTCACAACAGACCCTGCAAGAGTTAATGTTTTTACTTTGCCAGAAGAATTACAGGCCACAACAACAGGAGTGCAACCAAGATTCTCTTTGACCGCAAGAGAGGGAGCAGTAATTACTTTGCCAAACGGTGCAACGGTTGAGACTTCTTTTAGAAGAATTGCTGCATCCCAAACGGAGTTATTTCAAAAAACTATTCAAAACGGTTTGTTGATTGGAAGGACAACACAGCAAATTGCGAGAGAGTTAAGAGGTCGTCTTGATTTTGAAGAAGTCGGAACCTTGTCATCTATAAAACAAAAAGGAGGAATTGGTACGAAGGTTGCAAATAACCAAATTGAGACAATCGTTAGGACAAGCATCAATCAAGTTTCAAATGCTGCTTCCCAAAGTGTTTACAGAAACAACTCGGATATAACAGATCGATATAGATATGTTGCAACCCTTGACACAAGGACTTCTGCAATCTGCTCAAGGCTAGATGGTCAGGTGTTTCGTTTTGGAAAAGGACCCACCCCACCGCAACATTTTAATTGTCGATCTACCACTGTACCTCTTGTCAAAGAATCTTTTTTGAGGCGATTTGGAGTCACCCAAGAGGATTTTGAAGAAGGTGCTCAAAGACCATCAAAAACTGGAC